CGCCTCTTCCGAGCTGCGCCATCGGGTGCGGCGGCGGTTGCAGCGGTTGCGGGCAGGTTTCGGCGGCCACTTTGACGGGCGGCGTGTTGGCGCAGGCGGTCAAGCTCAAGGCGCATAGCACCAATAGATTTTTCAGCATCTTGTCTTTCCTTTTCCAGTTCGGTTTGCCTTTCGGCCAGTTCGGCGGCGGCGCGGCGTTCTTTCTCACGCGCGGCTGCCGCCTGTTTGTTTGCGGCTTCGGCCAATGTAAGGCTGATTTTGGCCGCTTCATCCGCCCTGCCCTTTCGGTATTGCATGGCGCGGTCGGCCTGCCATGCGCCGAACAACAGGCCGACTGCCGCCAGCACGGCAAGGGGTTTCCAATATCTCAATTCATTCATATTGTTTCAGCATTTCCCGATAATTTTTGATTTCGCGTTCGGCAAACTCAAAAGCCGCCAAGTCTGCTTTTTCGCTGGCTTCGCGGCTTTTGGCTTCCCATTCGGCAATCATGCGCTCGCAAAATTCCCGATTGTCCATGCTACGCCTCGCTTACACCTGCCGCCGCTGTGGCGGTTGTAACGGGCAGGTTGTAGCGTTCTGGCGACGGCATCGAGGGGACGGGTTTGCCGCCAACCAATTTAGACGGCCAGTAGCAGCCGTCAATATCTGCGGGATTAAAAGGCACGATAGACACGGCATTGCCCTGATTGCCGCCCAAGCCCAAGATGCGCCCCTGTTTGTCTTTGCCGACCACGAAAAACACATGGCCGCCGCCCTTGCGCGATTTGACGGCGATGCAGCCGTAAGCGGGGTTAGATAACTTGGTCAGTCCTGCTTCCGCCCACGCCTTCGCGCGGTACCAGTCTTTGATGACGGCACGTCCGCCCTTGCCCAGGCAATAGCCGACAAACAGGCCGCACCACGGCGTTTCGTCTTCAAAGTACCAAGACTTCGCCGCGCCCGGGAAATTCCCCATTTCCTTCAGCCATTCGACAATCTTCGGATTATGCTTCGCGCCGACGATTTCTTTCAGGCCGATGTATTTCTTGGCTTCCGCCATCCACGGTAATTCTGTCATTTCTTTTTCCTCCAAAGTGTTACCAATCTTTCGCGTCCCGATGGCGCAGCCGCCATGTCTGCGCCATGAAGTAGGATGCGATGCCTACGTTTAAAAAAACCTCGTGCGGGTTGCGCGTCTGCCCCGACAGGTTGGATGCGGCCACGCCGATTGATGCGGCCAGCAGCAGGGCGTGTATCCATAACTCGGGCTGCTTCATCTTCCATTGCTGCACGCTCAGGCGGCAGCCGCAATGGGCGATAATCGCCAACGATGCGAGTATGTTGATACTGCTCATAAACATGATTTATCCCTCCGTTTTTTTCTTGGCCCACGACAGCACGTAATCGCGCAGCAGCGGCATCAGCCACGGCCAGCCACCGCCGATGGCGACGGGCAACAGCGGGCGCAGCAGTTCCGCGCCGCCGTCCGACAGGCCGATGTGTTTCGCCGTCCAGCCCATCAATAGGGGCGCGATTGCCCCAGCCAACAGCATGGACAGCATGATGGAAAAAAAGCCTGCACGGCGGGTGGATGCGGGGCGTAAACCCTGCACCACCGCACCCGTCAGGCCGCCCAATATCAGCGCGTCCAGCGGCAGGCCGAACAATGTACCGGCGATGCCGACTACGCCGATATTGACCAGATAGCCGCCGGCGGCGGCAGATGTCTCAAGTGGCATGGTTTCCTCCGTAAAAAAAGGCCGTCTGAAACGGCCTGTTATGCGATTTTGAAATCACGGTTTAATTGTCTAAGCAGCTTGGCAAGGTCTTTTTTGTGGATAAAGTCCCCGCCAGTGGTATTGATGACGATGGTATCGCCCCCGCCGCCCTGCCCCGCCATATCACGGATGGTCTGCGCATGTTCCGCAGGCAATACCATCTCGTTTTCGTGCAGTTGGGTAAGCGGGTTGATACCTGCCGGAATATCCCAGCCGCCCGCTGCCGACGGAATGCGCGTCGTGGTGGTGGTCGAACCTCCGCCGCCTCCACCGCCCATCAACCCCATTACAGCCGCCATCATGGCCGCCATTGCTGCAACAGCAAGAATCGGGCCGACATACGGAATGGATGCTTGAGAAGCTGCTGCACCTGATGCCGCTTGAACAGCGTTACTACTGACGACTGCCGTTGTTTCCGTCGCTTTGGTTGCCGCCGTTTTAGCTGCTGCCGCAGTCTCTAAAGCCTCCTTAGTTCCGAAAATCATCTTGTAAATCGCTGATTCCTGAACCATACGCTGCATCATTCCTGCAAGCGGCTTTGTAACCATTTCTTGAATAAAGGTTTGCCCCATACTCTTGAAAAAGTTATTCATGGCCTGACGGAAATTCTGCGTTCTCGACAACATCGCCGAGAAAGCCTGCCCCATCTGTTGTTGAGCCTCTTCCCAAACGTTCTTGCCTCCGTCTTGCAGCATCTCCACCAACGAAGGTGCATCCTTGCGGCGTTGCTGTTCGCGTTTGCCTTGGTTCTTCTCCTGATTCAGGCTGTGCCCCCGATCCAGTTCCCCGACCTGCTGCTTCAGCTTTTCAACGGCCGCCTCACTGTAAGTCGGGTCTTGTTCGGCCAGCGCGATACGCTCCTGCAATGCGTCGTAGGCGATTTGGTATCGGCGGTTTTCAAACTCGATTTCCAAATCAAGGCGTTCGAGTTGCGAGATGCGCCCGGCTGAAAGGGCTTGGTCGGCGGCTTCGGCCTCCAAATCCAAACGGTATTTGTCCGCCTTTTCCCATTCCTCCACCTGCCGCAGCTTGGCTTCCGTAGACTGCTTGGCCAGCGAGTGTTCCAACGAAACGATTTTTTCACGGATTTTCACGCCGTCCTTGCCGCCCGCATCCACCAGCGACAGCTTTTCCTTCCAATAGGCGCGTTCACGGTTCAAATCCCAATCGGTATGGGTCTTGCCCTCGACGCGCATTTCCTCGTGGGCAAGTTTTTGCGCCTTGATTTCGGCTTCCCACTTCTGCATTTGGTCATTCTTGCCGCCTGATCCGCCCGAACCTCCGCCGCCCCTTCTCCTACCGCCCCCGCCTCCGCCTCCGGAAGGTACGGAACGACGCGAAGAACCGCCCCCGCCTCCTGCCGATTTGCCGGACTGCCTTTTACCGGCGAAATATTTCTGCCAACCTCCCTGCTGCTGACGTGCTGCCTCTTCCGCATAGATTTCGTCGAAACTGCGTCCGACTTTCGGCTTTTCAGCGGCATCATTGCGCCCCAGCTTGATTTCTCCAACCGTGCCGATGCCTATACCCGGCACTTTGTTGGCCAGCTCGATAACGCGGTTGATACCGGCAATCGCCGAATTGACCAGCCGCTCGATACTTCCAATCGCAAAGTTGGCTGCCGCGACTGCACCGTTCTGAATCGCCGCCCACAAATCGCCGAAGGATTCGATAGCCCAAACAACCGCAGCCCTAATAATTGCGCCGAAAGCATCAAATACCTTGCCGATTTTCTCCAGCAATCCCGTAAAGCCTTCGCCCGTATCGCTGAAAAATCCACCGAAGGCCGCCGTTTGTCCGTCTGCCGAATCACTTCCCGCACCGGTAATATCGTTATAGACGGCCTCAATCAAGCCGCCCAATCCTTCATAGCCCGTGCGGATTAAATCGAAAACATCGGACGCAATGCTGCCTAACACATCCATGGCTTCGCCGAGGTTGCCCGTTGCAGCCAACAGGCCGACCACCAAGGCCGTAGCGGCAACAAGCGGATTGGCCGCCATCAGCGTCCACAAACCCTGAACCGCACCAGACAACCCGCCGACAGCAATCGTCAGGCCACCGAAAGACTGCACCAGCATGGCGATTCCGACCAATACCGCCGCGCCGACCAACTCTTTCAAGTGATTGGCGACAAAGGCAATCACGGCGGCCACGCGGGACATAATGCCCGTCCCGTTCATCATATCGCCGACCAGGCTTTGCCAGTTATTGCGGAAAATCTGCAAGGCGTTGCCCATCGTCATCGGCATTTTCGCCGCCTGCTCCGCGAACTTTTCCGCCGAACCGGAAATGGCTTGGAAAATCACATCCGCCGTCAGCTTGCCTTCACTGCCCAGCTTTTTGATTTCAGTACGGGATTTGCCCATGTATTCCGCGATGGTGTCCAACAGGATAGGCGCGGCTTCGGCAATCGATTTAAATTCATCACCCTGCAACACCCCGCTGCCCAAGGCCTGCGAAAGCTGCAACAAGGCCGCAGACTGCTGCTCCGCCGCCACGCCGCCGATGGTCATAGCGTTATTTGTGGCTTCGGTAAATTTCAACACCTCTTCCTGCGAATAACGGTAGTCTTTTAGCGCACGGCTGCTCTTTACATACAATTCGGTTGTGGCCGACAAATCCGCCCGCGTCTGATTGGCTACCTGCAACAAACGGCCTTTTACCGCCGCAAATTCCGCCTCTCCCGCCGTCGTCTGCCGTACTTGGTTGTCCAGCACCTGCATCTTATCGGCGGTTTCGGCCATTCCTTTTGCAAACGACACCAGCGCGAAACCGGCAAACAAGCCTTTCAGACGGCCTATTACACCGGCAAAGCCGCTGCCCGCTGATTCGGCCTTCTTCAAATCCTCATTTAACTGCTTAATCTTGCGCTGATAAGTTTCCACATCGATTGCGCCGACTTCGAGTAACTTGTTCACTTCCGCCTGTTTGGATTTGAACTGCTCCATCGGCGTGCGCGTTTCCAAATACACCCGCTTGGCCGATTCCGTGATTTTTCGGAATACCGCTTCTTGTGCCGCGCCAACGTCTTTCAGGCTGTCCGGATTGAAATGCAGCCCCTCTTGAAAGGCCTTCCGCACATCGGCCATCTGCGCTTGGATCCGCGCCTTCACGTTCGCGATGGCATCTTCAATCTGTTTGGCCGCCGTCGCAGCCGCATCGGCCGCGCCGTCAAAGCCCGCTGCCGTTTCGTTTTGCGCCGTAATCTTGATTTTGGCTTCTAAATCGCTCATATCGCCACCTGTAAAAAAGCCGCCCGATACCGGACGGCGTTACCCTTCATGCTTTCATTTTCAGACGGCCTATGCTTCCAACAATTCCGCCCCTGCAAAAATACTGTCCGCATTGCCTTCTTCCACCGCCTTGCGGTACAGCCATTCTTTGCATGATTCGCCTTCTGCAGGCAGGCCGCCTATCGTCAAAGAGTGCGAACAAAGCGGATTGCGCCCCGATTCGTGCGCTTTCTTCGATACATAACCGTTCAGCGTCGCCGTCGCGCTGCCGTACTTGTAGTCGATGCCCACATATTCGATAACGTGGTGGGACGCCACTGCGCCGGTGCTTTCGTCTTCGATTTCATGTTTGATTGCGATTACCTGTTTTGCCATGATTTTTCCTTTCAATAGGCATTAAAAAACCCGCAAATGCGGGCAAAAAAAGCCGTCTTTTCAGACGGCCTTGTTTAAAGAACACGGTCTTCCGGAACCAATACTTCAACGTCCCGCAATTCCATCCACTGCCAGTTATTCTGCGCAGTCAAAACAACGGCGGAACTTTGAACCACCTGCCCCAACTCACGCTCAAACGAACGCAGCTCAAAGCTATGGTTATCACGGCTATACGGCTTAATCGCGTCCTGAATCAGCCCGCGCTCCCAAGCAATACCGTTTGCCCAGCTTGTATTTGCATCAGTTAAGAATTTCAGCCGCAAACCGTAAATATCGTTCGGCAGACCGTAAACCGCCCGATACAAGCCTCCAGCGGAGTAAATTACTTGGAATCTTTTCACGTCCAGCAATTTCCGCCACACCATCTTACCGACCAGTTTCTTGTACTCGTCATCAGTATGCAACAAAAACGCTGTCTGCAAGCAAGGCGACGGCGTGGTCAGCCGTTCTCCGTTTGAAAGATTTAACCTCAATCTAACTTCCTGATTTCTTGGTAAGACATACCACCCATAACCGGTTGTAACCGTATATTCTACATCCCGGAACAGACGGTTAGCCTTATCAAATCTTATGTCAACAAGGCGCGTTTTATTAAACCTGACCGCCTCCTGCGGCACGCCGTTCACCAAAAACACCCCTCCTGACCGATTTCGATACGCATGGTCGGTATTCACCGTCTCCACCTCAAAATCAGGCTTCACCATCATCGGCAAATCTTCCGTCCGGACAACTGCCTCCCAAACACCTTCTGCCGTTTTCTTCATCCGCACAATTTTCATCACATCCCCTTCAATACGGGATGCTTTGATTGTGCCGTTAAAATAGCCTGATTCCCCTTCAATCCGCCCTCGGACAACTGCGTTTTGTGCGACCAGCGAACCGTCAGATGAAACTGTAAATT